ACTATAAAGCCCCTATAGTTCAAAGGTAGAATGTGGATTTAGTATTTTTATATAAAGAGTCCAAGACGAGAGATCGATACTCTCTGGGGGCATCCTCATCTTTACATGTTATCCATCATGTAAAGATGACCCAGTTAAAAAAATAACCTCAATATATATAAAATGTCTGGTGGTATTGCCCAACTCGTCGCCGTCGGTGCCCAGGATGCCCATCTCGTCGGTCAACCCGAAGTCAGCTTCTTCAGATCTAACTATCGTCGTCACACGAACTTTGCCCAAACCGTGGAGCGCCAAGTGCTCCAGGGGACTCCAACTGCGGGTGGTATCTCTACCGTTCGTTTCGAACGCAAGGGTGACCTCCTCGGTTACTGCTACATCACGCGTCGCACCCCACAGGCACTCGCAGCGTCCGATTGGATCAATCGAATCAAAAAGGTGGAGCTTTTGATTGGTGGTCAAGTCATCGATGAACAAACCTCCCACTTCTCTCAGTACATCGCCCCAGTTACGATGGCTCAGAGTTATTCCAAGTCCACCAGTGCCGGCGCTGGCGCTCCTTGGTCGTTCTACCCACTCCGATTTTCGTTCTGTGAAAACTGGCAATCCGCGATCCCATTGATTGCGCTCCAGTACCATGACGTGGAATTGCGTATCACGTGGGATACCCCAGTTGTCGGAGACTATGAAGTCCACGCGCAATACATCTACTTGGATACCGATGAACGCACTACTTTGGCGTCTCTCCCACAAAACATGGTGATCACCCAAACCCAACGTTCCACCCAATCCGGTTCCGCCATCCAAGAGGTGAACTACAACCACCCAATCAAGTATCTCGCGGCTTACAACCCAAGCAACCTCGCTTTCATTAACAGTAAGATTCGATTGCAAATCAACGGTACCGATGTTACGGATGCCAAGCCAGTGAACCCACACTACACCGCGTGCACTAAGTACTATCACACCGCCTCAACCGAAGTGCGTGGTAGCGATGAAACCATGTTCTTGTACCCATTCTGCCTCGAAACCTCCAAGCTCCAGCCAACGGGTTCTCTTAACTTCAGCCGATTGGATTCCGCTCGTTTCATGATCGATTCTGGCACCTTCGACGCTGATGTGTATGCTGTCAACTACAACATCCTCCGCATTGAAAACGGTATGGGTGGTTTGATGTACTCTAATTAAATTTATTTACACACTAATAACAAATGCTTTGGAAGTATTTGTTTCTTCTAGGGTTTGTGTTCGTGCTCACGTATGATCCAAAATCCAGGACACTCGAAAAATTCATTTCCCCCGTCAATCAGGAGGAAGCTACTTAAAAAGATTTAACGTTTCTATTACATAAATATGTTGTCTTTTGACCGCGAAACGCTCACGATCGTGGCCATCATAGTTTGTATCGCTGCGACTGCCTACATGTATAAGGAGTTTACGAAGGCAAAGAGTGACATCGAAAACATCAAAGGTTTCTGTAATAAAATCGTTCAAGCGCACACACCACCACAACCTTCAACCCCCCTTCGTCGTAATGACGACGCGGAAGACGAAGACGAAGATGAGGAACTGGTACACGTAAATAAAATCGCCGAGACCGAAGAAAATTAACATCTCAGAGAATTATAACTTGCAATCACGCAATGAAAAAATATAAAGCTATAGCGGTACCGGTAATATTTACGGGTGATAAACCAACATTCCTTACGGTGAGGGATAAGCGCTTTAAAGACTGGATATTCGTGACCGGGGGGTGTCGCCGAAGAGAGATTTTCAATCCAATTCGGTGTGCCCTTCGCGAACTTGAAGAAGAGACACGTGGTGTGGTCTCTTTGAAGAAAGGCGAATATACGGAATTTAAATTTACAGTAAAAGAGAGTCCGACCGTGGATCTCGAATATAACGTTTTTGTATTCTTTGTGAATTACACAAAACCAGAACAAATGGAACTCGTGCGAAAGTTCAATGATGAAAAACAAAAAACAATAATTGAAAAAATACAAAAACAACCACTAAAACGCACACACGATGAAAATGATTTCATGTCTTTCGATACTCTCCAGGAATTCAGGTTGAAAAAACAGTGGGATCGTATCACGAAGAACATTCTAGAAAATCCGGATTTCTATTCGTGTGTCACATCCTTAAATAGAAAATCCTTTGCTATTAAATAATGAAGTCAAAGAACTACATTTTAATGCAAATACACGATTTACTAATAAATAGGTATTCATACACACCCAAAAAGGCGAATCAATACATAGAGGAACACAAAGAAGATAAGGTGTACGAACTTTTGGTCATCAAGAAGAAATTATCAGAAGATGAACCCGTGTATCCAGACATTTCTTATAGAAAGACCATGTGGTGTGACATTGAATACGGCGAAGAAGATTAAAAGAATAAATACATGTAATGGTAAGTATGTTCAAGGAGTGGTGCAAAAGTCATGGCTTCTTTGAAAAGAACCCCAATCCATCACACGTGTTCATGGACGGCGGTGTGCTGTCCGTACCGTTTGATAGATTGAATGATTTTTATAAAAAATACGTGGAGTGCATAAATTTGAATGAAAAGGTGTATCTCGTCGAACAAAAAACCGTCGACGCCTATAACTTTTTCGTCGATCTCGATTATAAAGATGATGACCCGATGACCATCGAGGAAATACAACGAGTGTGTAAAGTCATATGTGATAAGGTTTCCAAATACGGCGGTAAAGACGCGCTCGTGTGTGTATCTAAACCCAAAAGTGTCGGGGATCTGATAAAAACGGGTGTACACATCAACTGGCCGAATTTTCCGGTGAATCGTTCTTCCGCTTTAGCGCTCAGGGAACACGTGATAAATACATTAACTCTCGTGTACGGTTCGAAGGATTGGAATGAAATCGTGGATCTCTCCGTGTATGGAAGCAGTGAAAGAAATACGCGTGGGAGTGGTTTCAGAATGCCGTTTTCACACAAGTGGGTGACACACAGGGCGTGTAATGGAAAAGGGTGTGCGGCGTGTAATCGCGTGGGTAAAGAAACACAGAGTGAATATTTGCCCGTGCTCATGTACAAACATGGACCCCTGTCCATGTTTCAAAAAATATCACCGGAACCGACGGTCGAAATCATGGAGATGGCCACACTGCGCAGTGAGTGCACCGAACCAAACGTAATAGAAGGTGCGCGTCAGATGAAAACGGAGGGTGATTTTACGGCGAACCAAACAAAGAATGAACTCAAAGATCCCGAGACATGCGCGCTCTTGGAAACGTTCATTCGAAAAAATATGGAAGGACAAGCGCACGCGAGAATCAAAAATATTTATAAAGAAAAAAACAGTTACCTCGTGGCCACGACCTCTAAATATTGTGAAAATACAAAACGAAATCATGGATCAAATCATGTCTGGTTTCACGTATTGGGTGATACCGTATCCCAAAAATGTTTTTGTCGATGCGAAACCATGCGAGGTCGTTTTTATGGATTTTGTAAGGATTTTTCGGGTAGACGACACCAACTTCCACCGACGATCGTCGACCGACTTCAAGTCACGAAGTATAAATCCCCACCAAAGAAAAAGATAACAGAAGCGCCCAAGGTGGATCCAAACGAGGATTTGAAAATGTACATCAAGAAGTACATGATCGATGACGAAAATCTACAAATACATAAGATTAACAAAGAGAGGGGTAAAAAGAGTGTGATCACCACGAATCACGTGTGTCGGGTGTGTTCGACGAATGCAACGTTTACGGTGGTAAAGAGTGAAATACAACAGAACTGTAAGTGTTCGACTCGAAAACACAGGCTTATAGATAAAATAGTATCTAAATTATAAATGTTAGCGGTCGTTTTCTTGCTCGCGATCATTTATATGAGTTCTAAAATGGTGAGATGTGGCACTGATCCAGACGTCATCAATAATCTCATTAAGGAAACTCATAAG